ATTAGCAAAAATCAATGAAACACTTGACACCCTATATGGATTCAAAGTGTATGACACTATTGACATTAAACGTTTGTATGATGTCAAAAAAGATCTTAAAACAAAATTAAAAGAGCTTGAATCATCGATGCCTTTTAATGCATATTCAACAAATGCAAAGTATATGAAACACTTGTTACTAGCAGAAGCAGTTGATCAAATGATAGAAGCCAAGAAAAAAGATCATGACAAAGACGGTGATATTGACTCTGATGATTATATGGCGGCTAAAGACAAAGCCATAAAAAAAGCAATGGGCAAAAAAGTTAAAGAAAGTCGTTTAAAAGACGAAAGAGAAGATATGGAAGCAGATGCTTCACAGATGAGTAAAGCAGAATTTATTAAAGCACATGGTAAATCCAATGAATATATTTGGGATAGAGTGCAGGCACGTGAAAAAGGCCAAACTAATGAAGAACTTACTGCAAAACAAAAAAAGTTACCAGTAGGATTACAAAAAGCAATTGCTAAAAAGCAAGGCAACAAACCAAAAGACAAAGTTGAAGAAAAAGTTCAATCATTAAAAGCACTATTAGAGCAAGAAGTTGAACAAGCAGAAATTGTTATTGCGGCAAAAAGTCTTGTAGATGAATTACAAGACATGATTGAGCAACTTGGTAAAATGCAAAATGACGAACTAGGTGCAGTTGTTGATCAAATGTCATATCATTATGGCGCAGACAAGGCGGCATCATTTAACCAAGCAGTGGCATCACAATTAGAAACATTGCTTTCGTCAGCAAAAACAGCCAAAGAAGCAGTTAACAATGAAGTATTGGTTTTAACAGGTGAAGCACCTGCCCAATCAGATATGGCTCCAGCTGATTCAGACTTAGGCACAATGGATGACGATGGCGAAGATCTAGAAGCACCAGCAGATGATTTAACTGGCGGTGATGATTCAGCAAGTGGTCCAGAAGAAAATCCATTAGGTAGAGCCGAAAAGGCTTAACCAATGAAAATTCAAGAAGTCATAGGCGAAGACAAATACATCAATCAATTAGATGCAGATATTAATACAGTAATTATAACAATGATGGCCAACGAAGTTGGCGAAATTTCTTTACAAGATTTTCAAAAACAACTACAAGGTCTAGGTTCAGATGTTGATACAACAGCACTGAGATCACATTTACTTAACAACGGAAAAATTAAATCAATCACTGGTGATAAAATAATACTAGATACTCCTGCAGGTAATTCAAATTTTAGCAAACAAGATGATACAGCAGATACAGTTTCTAAAATGGCTTCACAATCAGCTAAATCTAGCATAGATAATTAATTGACATTTACTCACTAAATTGTTATAATAATAACGGAGAAGAAAATAATGAGTGATACATTAGAACAAGTAAAAGACATTGTGGTAAATCTTTTGAATGTTAAAAAAGAGGATATCCACCCTGAATCAAAATTTATTGATGATTTAGGAGCAGATAGTTTAGATGCTGTTGAAATTGTTATGGCAGTAGAAGAAAAATTTGGAGTGGAAATTCCAGATGATGCTGATGCATTTTTAAAAACAGTTGGAGATATTACCAATTATGTTGATAAAAATCTGTGATTGACAGATTCTGTTTTTGTGCTATACTAAACACAGTTAAGGAGTACAAAAAATGGCAAACGTAGTAAATTGGTTATTAGGATTGTTTTATCTGGATAAACCAGAACAAACAAAATCCAAAAAATCTCCAACAGTAAAAAAAACTTCTTCTACAAAAAAAGTTGCTAAAATAAAAGCAACAGCAAAAAAGAAGAATGTGATTAAAAATTATGTTGGACGAAAACCAAAAAGTAGAAAATAAATCTTTATTAGTAGAAAAATTTCAATATCAACAATTCAAAAGAAAAAATTTTGATGGACAACGATATTATGTAAATGCTGACGGCGATCCGGTGCCGTCAGTAACTTCTATACTTTCTAAAACCAAAGATATGACTGCTCTTAATGAGTGGAAAAAACGTGTTGGTGCCGCAGAAGCACAACGTATTGTAACTGAGTCAGCAAACCTAGGTACAATTATGCACAAACACTTAGAGTGTTATATTGAAGGTGTGGAAAGACCTAGCGGAACAAATCAAGTGTATGTACAAGCAAAAAATTTAAGTGAAACTGTGATTGAACATGGGCTTAAAAATGTTGATGAAGTATGGGGTATTGAAACACATCTAGCATTTCCTGGACTATATGGCGGAACAGCAGATTTAATTTGTGTGCATGAAGGAGTACCTAGTATAGGGGACTTTAAAACATCACGTAAATTTAAGAAAAAAGAATGGATTGATGATTATTTCATGCAGGCATCTGCTTATGCACTAGCTCATAACGAAGTATATGGCACAGACATACAAAAAGGTGTGATTTTTATGGTCACACATGATAATCAATACCAGCAATTTGTTGTAGAAGGCGAAGAATTTAAATCATTTACAAATAAGTGGTTAGATAGAGTCGAAACTTACTACAAAATGAATAAATAGTAGTATATTGGAGTAAATCAAGTGGCAACAACATATACTAGAATTAAAAACAGACGTGGCAATAAAGCAGATCTTCCACAGCCTCTCGCTGATGGTGAAATTGGTCTAGCACTAGACACACGTGAAGTATATATTGGTGCTGGAAATCAAGATCTATTAAACACAGATGTACAAGTAACACCATTTTTAAATGCTCAATCTACAGTTGATGACTATCTAGGAAATTTAACATCGTCAACTACAAACAATGGCGTTTTATTTTTTAATATCACAGGTACAGAAGTTGTAAGTCCAGCGGCTAATATTGCTCTTGCATACGTAGGCGATTATGGATTACCAACAGGACACCCAAAGTTATCAGGTGGATTAGAATCATCTGATGTAGTAGTAACCAAATACATAAATGGTATTGCATCAACATATGATCCATCACAATACACAATTTCGTTTAATGGAACAGATGCATATTTAAATTTTATAGATTCAAACATACCAGAAGTTGGATCTAAACTAGTAGTATGTAAATGGACTCAAACACAGATTACAGAACACCTAAGAGCTCGTGCAAGTTGGGAAGCAACAGACAATTCTGTTGCATCTTATAATAAATGGCAAGAGGGTGACCTAGTAAACAATCAAGTATTTGTTGATGTAACCACAGGCACAGGTTTTGTGCAATTTGTAACAGCAACAGAAAAATCAGATTTAGAAACAGCTAATGCAAGTGACAGTATTAACCTTATAGGTGAACCAACAGTAATTGACCCAAGTTCAGCATATGGAACATTTTTAGGAGAAAATTCTACAATACATTCTAGCAGAGAAGTTGAGATAGATTCAAATTTGAAAATTGATTTAGATACTCCACAACAAGCATATAACATTTCAAGATTTATAAACAAACGACATGGTGCTTCAGCAGGAGTATATCCTGCAAGAGTGGCAAGCAATATTGAAATATTTACTGAAGCAAGTTATCCACGTTATCAGACTAACCAATATGTTGCTTCAATGCAAACAGTAACGTTAACAAATAGTACCAATGGAACTATCTTAGAATATCCACTTGCAGAGTCAAACGTTTACAAAATTGATTATAGTCTAAAGTTAGGTTCTAATTTTAGAACTGGAACAATTCACATAACAACTGATGGCACAACTACAGCAATTAATGATTTTCATGCCGAAACAAGTAGTACATCAGATGTTACATTTTCAGCGGCAATTAGTAGTTCTAAACTACAGTTTAGATTTGCAAATGCTAACGCCTCTGATGCCAATTTATCATACAAAATAGAACGTTGGTTGCAAGCCTAACCGTAGGTTGTTAACAGATTTTTTCTGTTAAAATGAATTTAACTATTGCTTTTATTCTTTGTGTGATAGTATAATTAATTATTGTGCTGAATAAGAACACAAGAAAGTATTAAAAAGTAAGTAAAAATATGAACGCATTAAAAAATCAAACAGACATTTTCATTATAAAAAGGGACGGACAACAGGAACCTTTAGATATCAACAAAGTACACAAAATGACAGAAGCCGCCTGTGATGGCTTATCAGGAGTTTCTCCTTCATTGGTAGAAATGAACTCTGGTCTACAGTTTTCAAATCAAATGACCACACAACAAATTCAAGAAATTTTAATTAAATCAGCAAATGATTTAATTACATTAGAAGCACCAAATTATCAATATGTTGCGGCACGCCTTTTGTTGTTTACAATTAGAAAAGAAGTTTTTGGTAAGCACATTGATCATCAATATCAAGTACCACTACAATTTTTAGTTGGTAGAAATGTTGAAAAAGGTTTATACGATCCACAAATAATGAAATGGTACTCGGATGAAGAATTTAAAACATTAGATTCATATATTAATCATGACAGAGATTATGATTTTACTTACGCAGGTTTAAGACAAGTTGTTGACAAATATCTTGTGCAAGATAGAAGTACAGGCAAAGTATTTGAAACTCCTCAATATATGTACATGTTGATTGCGGCAACTCTATTTCATGATTATCCAAAAGAAAAAAGAATGGGATATATCAAAAGATATTATGATGCAGTTTCAAAATTTAAAATCAATATTCCTACACCTGTAATGGCAGGTGTGCGTACACCACTGAGACAGTTTGCTTCATGTGTGCTTGTTGATGTTGATGACACACTAGACAGTATTTTTGCAAGTGATATGGCAATTGGTAGATACATTGCACAACGAGCCGGTATTGGAATTAACGCAGGTAGAATACGTGGTATTAATTCACGTATTAGAGGAGGCGAAGTAGCCCACACTGGTGTTGTTCCATTTCTTAAAAAGTTTGAAGCAACTGTGAGATGTTGTACACAAAATGGAGTACGTGGTGGTAGTGCTACGGTGCATTTCCCAATTTGGCATCAAGAGATTGAAGACATTCTTGTATTAAAAAACAATAAAGGTACAGAAGACAACAGAGTTAGAAAACTTGATTACTCAATTCAAATGTCAAAGATATTTTATGAGAGATTTATTAAAGGTGGAGAGATTACCTTATTTTCACCACATGATGTACCTGGCTTGTATGAAGCATTTGGTACACCTAAATTTGATAAACTATACAAGCAGTATGAACAAGATAAAAAAATACCAAAGAAAACTATTCAGGCTCGTACACTAATTGGAGATGTATTAAAAGAACGTGCAGAAACAGGTCGTATCTATATTATGAATGTTGACCATGCAAATGATCATAGTTCGTTTATTGATCCTGTGCGTATGAGTAATTTATGTCAAGAAATAACACTTCCAACAGATCCATTACAGCACATTGATGGCAAAGGTGAAATTGCACTTTGTATTTTAAGTGCTATCAATATTGGAACACTTAAAGATACAAAAGAATTAGAATCACTATGTGATTTAGCAGTTCGTGGGTTAGAACAAATTATTGATCATCAAAAATATCCAGTTAAAGCGGCAGAAGTCAGCACAAAAGCAAGACGTTCACTTGGTATTGGATATATTGGATTAGCACATTATTTGGCTAGAAATAAAGTCATGTATAGTGACAAAGAAGCATGGCAATTAGTAAACGAATTAACTGAAGCATTCCAATATTATCTATTAAAAGCAAGTAACACAATTGCCAAAGAAAAAGGTGCTTGTGATTACTTTAAGAAAACAAAGTATTCAAAAGGTCTATTACCAATTGACACGTACAAAAGAGATGTTGATACTATTGTATCTGCAAAATTAACTATGGACTGGGAAGCATTGAGAAAAGACATTGTCGAACACGGATTAAGGCATTCAACACTATCAGCACAGATGCCTAGTGAATCATCAAGTGTTGTTGGCAATGCAACCAACGGAATTGAACCACCAAGAGCATATTTGAGTATTAAGAAAAGCAAAAAAGGTCCACTGAAACAGATAGTGCCACAGTATGAAACATACAAAAAATACTACACACTGTTGTGGGATATGCCAAGCAATGAAGGTTACATTAACATTGTTGCGGCAATGCAAAAATATTTTGATCAAGCAATTAGCGGAAACTGGAGTTACAATCCTACAAAGTTTGACAACAACGAAGTTCCTATGAGTGTATTGACAAAAGACTTTTTACAAACATACAAAATGGGTTGGAAAACAAGTTATTATCAAAACACCTATGATTTCAAAGGTGAAGAACCAAATATAACTGATCAAGAAAACGTAAGCACACTAGATGAAGCAATTGCTAGTGCTGAACAACATCAATCACAAGACGATGAAGAAGCCTGTGATTCATGTACAATTTAATAAATATTGACAAGATAGTAAGAGAGTATATAATATAAACATGGCAAAAACAGTATTTAATAGAAACGAAATAGATTTCACTAAAGAACCAATGTTCTTTGGAGAAGACCAGAGTGTGCAAAGGTATGATATTTTCAAATATCCTGCACTGGACAAACTTAATCAAACTATGCTTGGTTATTTTTGGAGACCAGAAGAAGTCTCATTACAAAAAGACCGTGCTGATTATCAAAACTTTCGTCCTGAACAAAAGCATATTTTTACTGCAAATTTAAAATACCAAACACTGTTGGATTCTGTGCAAGGCAGAGGTCCAAGTTTGGCTTTTTTACCGTATGTATCAAATCCAGAGCTTGAAGGTTGTATTGTTACTTGGGATTTCTTTGAAACAATTCACTCACGTTCATACACACACATTATGAAAAATGTGTATGCTGATCCAACTGAAGTATTTGACACAATTTTAAATGATAAAGAAATTTTAAAAAGAGCAGTATCAGTTACAGAAAACTATGATACATTTTCTAAAATGGCAGAAGACTATTTTGTCAAAGGCAAAGGCGATATACTTGATGTTAAAAAACAATTATACCTTGCAATGATTAATGTAAACATTTTAGAAGGTTTACGTTTCTATGTATCATTTGCTTGTACTTTTGCATTTGGTGAATTAAAACTAATGGAAGGCTCTGCTAAAATTATTTCACTCATTGCACGTGATGAAGCAACACACTTAAATTTATCAACGCAGGTTATTAAAAACTGGCACAAAGGTGATGACAAAGGTATGACCAAAGCAATTAAAGGTTTAGATAAAACTGTGATTGAGATGTTTAAGAAATGTGTTGAAGAAGAAAAAGCATGGGCAAAACATTTATTCAAAGATGGATCAATCATTGGATTAAATGAAAAGTTGTTGGGCAACTATGTTGAATGGATTGCAAACAAAAGATTAAAAGCAATAGGTTATGAGCCAATTTATGATCAACCTGCTAATGCTAATCCTTTACCATGGACAGCAAATTGGTTATCAAGTGCAGGTATGCAGGTTGCTCCACAAGAAACAGAAGTTGAAAGTTATATTATTGGCGGACTAAAACAAGACGTAGATGATAAAACTTTTGAAGATTTTGAGCTATAAGGTGAAATGGGTTTTAAAAAATCAAAAAGAAAATTTTGTAGTACTAGGAACAAGTAATGTTCAAGAAAAACATGCGCCACAATATGTACAACGTGGATATTACGTTAATCCAAAAAAAGACAAACGATGGCCAGAAGTATTTTCTGACAAATTAGGTTATACAAATCATACTAACTGTGGAGTAAACGGTATGGGAATTTCAACCTATTATCCAAGATTATTATCTATAGTAAATGAATTAAATCCAAATTTTCTTCTTATTGAAATACCTTGTCAAGGAAGATGGGAAATTTCTTTTGATAATAACCAATACAACAGTGGTGATATTTACACTAACGATCATTGGAAAAATCTAATATATCAAACACATCTATATTTATATAATAACGGTGATATTGGTATAGATCCAAAAAACACTGATAAGTTTCAAAAATTAGATAACAAACAAATACCAACATCAGTATTGAAAGATGCAATTAGTTTACAATTATATTATAATCAAACATATTATGATGATTTAATTTTTTCACAAGTGATTATAATATCTGAATATTTAAAAAATAAAAAAATTCCTTTTGCTTGGTTTAATTATAATTTTGGAATTGACGTAGACATGTTTAGAAAGTATAATATTGAGTGTATTAATAGAATAATTAATTATCAAAAACTAGAAGATTATGTTATTGAAAATTATAGTCCAGATCCAGATGTAGGATTTTGTGCAGATGGAGGACATTTAAATAGCAAATATTGGAGAATGCTAGTAGATGATGTTTTTATTCCTTATTTTAAAAATAGAAAGTAAAAAATGCTAAAACAAAAACTAAACAAAGATGACATTGTGGTATTTCGTACTGTAGGTAGTGATGAAGTGGTTGGTAAATTAATAGAAGAAACAGATACATCTTATAGAGTATCTAAACCACTAGCACTAGCAATGACTCAACAAGGAGTTGGAATGACAGCGTATATGATTATGGCTGATCCAGAAGCAACTTTTGAGTTTTTAAAAAGTACTATAATTACAGCAGTTTTGGCTAATAAACAAGCCAAAGACGCTTATACAAAAAGTACGTCAAAAATTGTTACTCCTAGTACACCTTCTATAGTTACATAATAAATACTATTATAATAGGAGAAACAAATGCCAAATGTAGCAAGAATTGGAGATGCAGACACTAATCATGCACCATGTCCACCGGCATCGTGTGCAACAGGGTCAGCAAATGTAATAGCCAACAATATTTCTGTGCATAGAGTAGGTGACTCAAATACACCACACGGTTTTATATTGTGTGTTCCGCATTCAACAGCATTGGCATCGGGATCTCCAAATGTGTATGCAAACAATCAACCAATTGGTAGAATTGGTGATGCATATAGTTGTGGAATAAAAGTTAATGCAGGATCACCAAATGTGATCGCAAATGGATAGAAACTAAAATGGCACAAACAATACTACCAGGTGAAGATCAAGGACTGTTTAAAGATTTTCAAGGAACAGCAATTACACAAAGTCTTGGACCAATTGCAAAAGAAAGTTTACAAAATGGTTTGTTTGAGTTATCTGATGCAAAAGATTTATGGGGCAACGATATTAAAACAATGCCAGCATTTCAAAATCCACACACGGAAACAATTTCACAAATCAGAACAAATTTATATGATGGCAACGGTCAAGGATGGAATGGCTTAAATAGTTTGCCTGCAGGTTGGGATGATCCAAACGTATCAACAAGATCATCAGTTCCAGAACTTAGTCGTCCGATGACAGATGCAGAAGTTTTAGATTTACAAAAAGTCGACGGAATATTAAATGATTTTAATAGGCATACTAATATACAAAGTGGAGTTGATCAAACAGATTATGGACAATCCAATCCTTTTTCATTTTTAGGAGTGCAAGGTGGTCCTAGTTTTAGTTTACCAAATGGACACTTACCAAAACCTATTGGACAAATGTTATCAATTGGGCAAGGTATAAATGCACTTAATACATCATTAGGTGCCGCGGCCGCAGTAGGCACAGGACCTTGTGCATTTATTGATGATATATTTGGGGCTTTATCTAAAGGTGCAGGAATACTAAATCAAATACTTGGCTTTATTGGTCAAATAGGTGGATTGATTAATCTTATTACAGGAGTAATTGGTTATATAGTTCAACTTGCACAAATGATACTAGCAGACTTGGCAAACCTAGCAGGAGCAATACAAAGAATAACCAATGCCGCAATTGCGGGATTACTTGACGGACTAATGAGTGACCCTTGTATGCGACATCTGATTACGGCAGGTATTGCTGGGTTTGGTTTACTACAGACAATTAAAAAATTTACATAACATGAACAAAAATACAAAAATACTTTGTGCTTTGCCACAAGAAGTTGAAGGTCTATATGACACAGAAATATTTTTTACAGGAGTTGGCAAAGTTAATGCCGCGTCAACTACAGAACAAATTATCAAAGATTATAAACCAGAGTTAATTATTAATTACGGAACGGCTGGTGCTGTAAATCCTAATGTGAATGGACTAGTTCAAGTTACAGGATTTGTTGATAGAGATATGGATGCAACACCACAAGGATTTAAATTAGGCCAAACACCTTTTGAAAAAGAACAAGATATATTGTTAGGTACACCAATACTAGTGTGTGGATCCGGTGATACGTTTGCTGTAGAAAAACCAAAAATTGATTGTGATTTAGTTGATATGGAAGCCTATGCTATAGCAAAAGTATGTAAAAAGTATGGAGTAAAATTTTTGTGCTATAAGTATATTTCAGATTCAGCAGATGGTGATGCACCCGAAGATTGGGCTAAAAATGTAGCCAAAGGGTGCAAAAAATTTAAAGAACAAGTACTGGATAAATTATAAGTACTTGTATATGTATATGGAAGGGTGGCAGAGCGGTTGAATGCACCGGTCTTGAAAACCGGCATAGGCGCAAGTCTATCGAGAGTTCGAATCTCTCCCCTTCCGCCATATAAGATTAACTACTATTATAAATAAAGTTATGCTAGAACAATTAGAAAAAATACTAGAACAAAGAACAACAGTCAAATATTTTGACGGTAATCCAATACCTGAGCATTTATCTGAAATAATTAAAAAATCAGTAGCACAAACGCCATCATGCAATAACAGATATAACTTTAAAGTTAAAGTGCTAGGTCAAAGTTTAGAACACAGGCGTGCTAAAGTTGGTTTATATGACTATGTTTGTACAGTATCAAATACTAAAGTCGAGTACAGCAAAGAAAATCCAATATTGGTACAGCGTTCTCCAAATTCAATAAATGAAGCCTACACTTGGAGTAAGCAAGGATTATTAAGTTCACAAATGAATGCACAAACTCTTGCTCCGTTGCTTTTGGTTTGGTATTTTGCAGATGGTGATCCAATAGAAAATGACTATCTTGATGTAGGATTATCTTGTTGGAATTCAATCATAACAGCAGA